CGAGAGCTGACGACCCAACCCCCGACAATTTCCGGAGACCCCAATGGCAACCCGTCCCGATAACGCCGCCCCCGCCGCTGACGGCGCACCCGAAGTAGCGCCCACGCCGGAGCACACCCCGGACTTCGACGACGCCTTCGCGGCAGCTGCGGCCGAGTTCTCCGGCGACCAGCCTCCGGCACCACCTGCCGAGACGCCGCCCGCACCACCTGCCGAGACACCCCCGGCAGAGACCCCGCCTGCGGATGCCCCGCCTGCCGAGACGCCGCCTGCGGATGCCCCGCCTGCGCCTCCGGCTGAAGCGCCGCCTGCGCCGCCGAGCGCCGAGGACATCGTCAAGGGCCTGGCCGACCTGATCGGCAAGCAGCCGGCCGCGCCGGAAACGCCACCTGCGGCTGCGACCCCTCCTGCCGAGGAGGAGCCCCTCTATCAGTCCGCCGAGGTGGAGGTGATGGAGGAATACCAAAAGAACTGGCCTGACGTGTTCAAGGCAGAACAGCTGGTCCGCCGCGCCGAATATCATGACTTGATGAAGTTCATGTTCGGCCAGATAGCCAGTTATGTTGCGCCGCTTTTCGACCAGGTTCGCACCATCGGCAACAACCTGCACATCCAGGAAGTAAAGGGCCTCGTGCCCAATTACGACGAGAACTTGGAGCGAGATGTTGCTGCGTGGGTAGAAACTCAACCTGCCTACTTGCAAGCCGGCATGAAGCAGGTTATGCAGAGCGGGACATCGGATGATATCGCTGATCTCATCGGGCGTTACCGGGAGGCCACAGGAACGGCTCCGGCTCCGTCAGCTCCGGCTGGCCAGCCTGCTCCGACCCCGCCGCCTCCCGCGCAAACTGAGCTGTCCAAGGTTGCCAAGCAAGCGGTAGACTCATTGGCCCCAGTCAGTGGCGAGCGATCGCAGGTTCCAGCCGGGGAGGACCCGGGTGATTTCGACTCTGCATTCGCACGTTACGCTAGGGAAGCGATGACTCCGAAGTAAGTGCAAGCCAAGGGGGGCTCAAATCATGGTTCAGTATGGCGATATCACTCCCGCAGTTGCTGCGTGGGCTACCGTCCGCATGCTCAGCCGGGCGCTGCCGCTTCTCGTGTTCGAGAAGTTCGGCCAGACGTTCCCGCTGCCTACCAACTCCACGCAGGTGGCAAAGTTCCGTCGCTACTTCCTGTCGGGCGCTACTGGCGCGGCCGGCTCGGGCTCGGGTGAGTTCTACACGCCGTTGGCGCTGACGCCGCTGGTCGAGGGCGTCACGCCCGAGGGCCGGTCGCTCGCCAACCAGGACTACACCGTCCAGCTGGCCCAGTATGGTGACTACATCACCATCACCGACGTCGTGAACGACACCCATCCCGACAACATCCTCGCGGAAGCCACCGACATCCTCGGTGAAAACGCGGCGGAGACCGTCGAGACCCTGCGCTATAACGTCCTGAAGGCGGGCACCAACGTGTTCTACGCCAACAGCGTTGCGGGGCGCTCCACCGTCGCCACAGCCATCAGCCGCACCGACCAGCGTCGGGTCACCACCGCGCTGAACCGTCAGAACGCGAAGAAGATCACTTCGATCGTCGCCTCGCGTCCCGACTACGGCACGGCCTCGGTCGAAGCCGGCTACGTCGCGGTGGTCCACCCGGACCTCGAAAGCGACATCCGCAACATGTCCGGCTTCAAGGCGGTTGCGGACTACGGCCCGCACACCTCCCCCTGGGAAGGTGAGATCGGCTCGGTCGAGCAGGTGCGCTACATCGCCACGACCGTCGCCAAGCCGTTCCTCGGCACAGGCGTCGCCACGGCTTCGGCCCCCACCCTGCGTCACTCCGACGCCGGAACCGGCGACAAGGTCGACGTCTATCCCGTCCTGGTCTTTGCCCGCGACGCCTTCGGCATCGTCCCGCTCAAGGGCAAGTCGTCCATGACGCCGATGGTCGTCAACCCGAAGCCGGCCGCGGGTGATCCCCTCGGCCAGCGCGGCACTGTCGGCTGGAAGCTGTGGACCGCCACCGTCATCCTGCAGGAAGCCTTCATGGCTCGCCTGGAGGTCGGCGCCACCGCCTAATCGGACTTCGTCACCGGGGGTGGGTTTTCGGACTCACCCCACCCGACAACAATAAGGGGTAAAGTACCATGGCAAGCGACACCGCCGACACCCAGGCTCAGGGCATCTGCAACTTCGCGACCGGCACCACGACTGGCGCCGCCGAGGCCGTTGACGTCACGCTCGGCTTCAAGCCGCGCTACGTGCGCGTGTTCAACGAGACCGATGTTATTCTCTGGGAGAAGTTCGCCACTCAGGCCGATGCCAATACGGTCCAGCTGGACCCGGGCACGACCGGTGCGAACGACACTGTCACCACGACCAAGGACACCGGCTCGGCGATTGTCATCAAGGGCGGCAGCGTCGATGGCGACACCTACAGCGGCTTCCAGATGTCGGCGACCCTGGCGGACACCGCCAAGGTCCTGCACTGGGTGGCGTTCGGCTAAAGGTCCGGACGGGGGCTGGGGTGTGGCGGCGCGAAGTCCAAATCTTCGCGCCGCCCGCTTCGTGAGTGGATCAAGATGAAGGGGGCCATCGCCATGGGCTACAACTGCATCCGCATCGAGCGTGAGCGTGATGGCTACGAGGTCACCTGCACCGACCCGGCAATCCAGAAGCAGAACGAGGCTCGCGACATGAAGTCCGACGGGCCTTGCGCACCTTGGAAGGACCCGGAGGTCGAGTTCTACTTCGACACCAAAGAGCAGGTTCTCAAGTTCCTCGAAGGCGCGATGGACATCGCCCTGCCGGCGGACGAATACAGCTCGACATTCGATAAACTAGCGAAGGACGCGATGAAATGAGCGATGACGACAAGAGCTATGAAGTCGATGGCGTCAAGATCACCCCTCTGGCCGGCGGCTTCTACGAGCTGAGCCATGCCAGCCTTGCCGAGCCCGAGAAGGTGCGCGGCAAGGAAAAGGCCGACGACCGCGCTGCCGAGATTGCCGCTGCGGTGGGCGCTCCCAACGACGGCCAGATGGAGCAGCAGCCGCCACTTGAGCAGGTGCTGCAGCCGCAGCCCGGCCCCGACATCTCCGCGCTGATGGAGATGATGACCAGGCAGCAGGCCCAGATCGAGGCGCTGATGGCCATGCAGGCGACCACGGTCGGCGTCTCCGGCGACGCGCCGCAGCCCGACCCCCTTGGCAACGTGCCCCGCTCGTTCCGGGGCGCCGCCTCCAAAGAGCAGAAGGCGCTCGCGAAGGAGAAGGGCTTCGCCTATGTCACGATCGTCCTGGAGGAGGTCGAGGACATCCCGCCCACCGGGCTGTTCATCAGCCACAACGGCAACCCCTACATGATCATGCCGGGCGAGCCGGTCGATGTGCCGGATTTCATCCTGGAAATCCTCGACCACGCGACGATGTCCTCGCCGCTGGTGGACCGCACCACGCAGAAGGTGCTTGGCTATCGTGACAGGATGAGATACCCCTACCGCCGCGTGTAGCCACAGGGGGGGTGGGGGCATGACCCTCGGAGAACTGCTTACCATTCTGCGAGAGTCCATGCTCAACGATCGGTCGGACCGGACTGCCGGAACGGCCGACTACCTCTGGACTGATGCGACACTCGTCACCTACATCAATGAGGCCCAGCGCAAGTTCGCTTCGCAGGGCCTCATTCTGCGTGATGGCTCGACCGATGAGGTGACCAAGGTCACCCTCGTGGCAGGGCAGGCCATCTACCCGCTGCACGAGAGCGTCATCGCCGTGATCTCCGCCAAGGTGGAGGGCCAGACGGCGGACCTCAAGCGGGTCGGGCACAGCTTCCTTAACGCCTACAGCTCGCCCGCGGAGAACTGGGTCGATCCGGCCACGCTCCAGGGCCTGCCTGCCGGGGCGCCGCTGGCCTACTCCACCGACGACTACCTGCAGGACTTCGACAGCGACAGCCTCGCGCAGGTCGCCCTGCGCGTCCACCCGGTTCCGGCTGCGGCCCAGGTGGGTCAGGTGATCAGGCTGCGGGTCTGCCGCAAGCCGGTCAACAAGTTCACCGCCGCCGCGACAGGAGCGACCCCGGAAATCCCGGAGGACTACCACCTCGACATGCTCGACTGGGCCGCATACCTGGCCCTGCGTATCGTCGATGACGACGCCGGAAACCCGAAGCGCGCGGCCGATTTCAAGGCGACCTTCGAGGAGAATGTGAAAAACGCTCGCAAGGAGACCATGCGCAAGCTATTTGCTCCGATGGGCTGGGGCTTTGGCCGTGGCGGGTTCAGCTGGGGGACACCAAATGGCTTCTGACAACGCAGCGACGCGGGCCTGGACCGCCTTTTCGCGCACCATCAACGCCGGGGTGAACGCCGCCACTGGTGGCATGTTCAACAAGGGCATCGGCGCCCTGATGGGCCTGACCCCCGAGCAGGTGGACGCAGGCAATGCCGCGATGCGCGCCAGCGTCGGCACTGCCGGCAACGTCGCTGCTGGTCTCGGCAACGTCTACGGACTGACCAAGCTGGGTCAGGCTGGTGGTGCGGTGCTCCGGGCTCCTGCTGCTGCAGCTGCTGCGACCGAGCGCGCCTTTGCGCCGTTTGCCGTGAGCCTCCCCACCGCGCGTGGGCTCGTAGCTGCCGCCGTGCCCAGGACCTTCGGTGGTGCGGCCAAGCTGGCTGCAGGCGGCGCGGCTCTTGCGGCCCCGATTATCGCAGGCATGGACAACACCGTGGTGGCCAAGCCGTCGGCCCCCAACGCAGTGGCTGCGGCCATGGCGCAGGGCAAGGCAGCGGCCCCGGTGATCACGCCCTACGATCAGCAGCTCGCAGCGCTCAACACGATCCTGCGCAGCCCGAACATGACCATGCACGATCTGCAGCTGGTCACCGGCATGCTGCCCAAGCCGAACAAGCCCTATTCGCCGGCAGATGTCATCAAGGGTACAGCTGCCGACAAGTCGACGGAAATGCTCAACCAAGCGCTCAAGGATGCCGCCGCCAAGGCGGACCCGGAGGAGGCGGCGGTAGCGGCTCGTGAAGCGCGGCAGAAGGATTTCCTGCGGCTGGTGTCGATCCTCGGCGGTAACCCGGTCAACGCCGCCCAGGCGCCCATGTTTGTCGAGGACCCCGAGGAGGTCAAGTAAATGCCTTTCGTTGGCGGCGTCTATGTCCCGGCTCAGACGATAGCCCCCAACATCCCCGATGCGCCGCCACCGCGCCCCGGGCTTGGCACCCTGCTGTCTGCCGCCGCTGGCGAGGCGTTCAACCAGGTCCGCTACGGCGTCCCCTACGACATCCGCAAGCTCACCGGCAACCTGACGCCGGAGCAGGAAGCGGCATACCAGGCCAATCTCAGCCAGCCGAGCACGATCCAGCCCGCCAGCGTCAGCGACGTCACGAGCGGCAAGGTCGGGGTTGGGCGGTTCATTGCAGAGAACCTGATCGGCTCTCTCCCCTACATGGCGGGAAGCGTTGCGGGCGGCATTGCCGGCGGCGTCGCAGGCGGTGCCAAGGGCGTGATCCCGGGCATGATCGTCGGCGGCACGCCGCAATTTGTGGGCGGCAACGTCGCCCGCAACGTGCAGGAGCATGGTGGACTCAGCGACCAGACCGCTGCCGCCTCGCTGGCGATCGCGCCGCTGCAGGCTGCCTCGGACGCTTACGGCGAAGGTGTGGTCGGCAAGGCCATCCCCGGGCTCGGTAAGATATTCGGGGCCATGGAGCACACTGGCGGCTTCATCACCCGGACCGCCAAGGCGATGGTCGAGACCGGTGCGACAGAAGCGGTCACGGAAGCTGCCCAGCAGCTCGGTGAGCGCGTCTCGGCCGGACTGCCGGTCACCGGCATGGATGCGACCAAGGAATACGTCAACGCGGCGGTGACCGCTTTCGCAACCGGTGGTGTCCTCGGCTCCCTCGGCGGCTTCCGCCGCAGCCCGGCGACGATGAAGCCTGCCAACCAGGTGACTGGCGAGGACCTCGACGCGTTCAACAAGGCAGCGCTGGAGCCCCAGCCGCTGCAGCTCCCGCCGCCGCCCAAGGCGCTGCCGGCACCCGAGCAGTTCGGCCGCACCTACAACCCCTACAGCCCGACCGGTGTCGAGCAGCAGCCCGAGCTGGGCCTGCCGCCGGGAAGCGCCGCCGAGCAGCAGCCGGGTCTGGGTCTGGCTGGTCCGATCGAGCCGGTGGCCCCTGCACTGCCGTCCGAGCTGCCGCAGCTTCCGGGCATCCACCCGGCACTCAGCGGCATCGCTCCCGAGACGCAGCTGCCGCTTGGCCACGTGTTCACGGACGATATTACCAAGCCGCCGATGCCGGAGATCACGCCCGAGATACGGGCGCTCCTGCAGCAGGGTATGTCCCCGGTCTCCCCGGCGCTGTCGAACGCGACGGCGCTGAGCAGCGGCCTGCAGGCTCCGTTCCAGCTCAACGACACTACCCCGGCCCCTGCGCCGGATATGTTTGCCAACGCGCGTCGTGGCCAGGAAATGGTCACGCTGCCCGACGGCACGGCGCTGCCGGTGACCCCGTTCGACGAGCACCTGGACCAGCTCAAGAAAGGGCTGCGCGGTGGCTGGGTGAAGGACGTCACCGCCACCGACGAGATGGACCTCGCCAACAAGGTCTACGACCAGATATTCAACGAGCAGGATACCCGGTCGAACACCAAGAAATTCGCAGAGCGGCTGGG